GTACGGGTCCTGGTCGGGCAGCTCAATTGTTTCTGTGTCGGCGTGCGCCACAAATACAACGTGCATACCTTTGCGCTCATTTAACAAGCCGCAGGCCCTACGCACACGCTGGTGCAGACTTGCAACCGCTTGCAGTCCAGCGCCATACCCGCCAAGGGCTTGGTTGATGCTGCGGGGCTTTTTGCTGTCGCTGTCAATTACGTGCTGGACAAACAGACGCTCAAGCGCGGTCACGCTGTCGATGATGACGGTCTTGTAATCGTGCTGCTCCTGCAACAGTGCCATGATCTGCTGCCAGACCTCCTCCTCTTTCTGCACCAAATGGAAGGCATCTGGGCGCAGTTCTGCTGGTATGGCTTGGAGGCCATCCTCTGCGCGGATCACGATAGGGTTGGGGAACGATGCTGCCAGGGTGGTTTTACCGAGGCCGCTATCACCAAGAATGGTGACTATCACGGGACGATCAGCAGGTTTGCTGATCTGGCTTAACATACTCATTTTTAACACCTCATTGGGTATAGGTAGCAGGAGCCATCTACCTGTTTTTCTCTCCACGGTTTGCATCTTATTATGGTTTGATTTACTATGCAAGCACATGTGCAAGAAAAAGGTGTCAAAATGTTAACAGTAGAACAAATGCGCGAGGCGCTTGCTGATAGGAATATCAGAGAAGTCGCTAAAAGATCAGGCATCAGCGAGGCGACCATCTATCGGGCGTTGCGCGGGCAAGACATAAAGGTTAGTACGCTGGAGCGCCTGTCTGCCTACTTGGAGGGAACCTGCAATGCAATACGCTGAATTTATGGAGGCAGGTTATAGAATATTCGGGCTTTACGGCGCAGACAAGGCAGGGCGCTGCATGTGCGGCAATCCGCACTGCAATGCCATATTAAAGCATCCAGTGGCGTCCAACTGGCAACACACGCCGCAGTGGTCAGGCGAACAGATAGAGGTTATGGAGATCACCGGCCAGCTTGCTACTGGTTACGGTGTGTTGGTGGCCGATGGGCTGCTGGTCGTTGATGTTGACGCACGCAACGGCGGCGTACAGAGCTACGCCAGGCTGCTGGAGTTAGTGCCAGAGGTCGCTGGGGCTGGGTTGATTGTAGAAACCGGCAGCGGTGGAGGCTCGCAGCATTTGTATTTTCGCATACCGGCTAACATGGCGCTGGCGCAGCACCATGACGACTACAGGGGTATTGACTTTAAATCCAGCGGTTTTGTGGTCGGGCCAGGCTCCCTGCACGCCAGTGGGCGCAGGTATGAGGCCGTTGTTGGCTCACCATACGACATAGACTTAGCACCAGACCAGCTCCTTGCGCTGCTGCAAAAGCCAGATCGCGTGCGTAAGCAGGTCAGCGGCGTTGCGGTTGATTTGTCGTTTGCTGATTTGACGCAGATGGTTATGTCTATCCCAAACAGCGCAGACGTTGGACATGAGGTCTATATCCGCATCGGCATGGGCATCCATGATGCAACTGATGGGAGCTTAGAAGGTCTTGCGCTGTGGGAGCAGTGGGCGGCGCAGTCACCACGCTACAAAAAGAACGGATCAGGCAGCAGGATTGAAGCGCGCTGGCACAGCTTCGGTAAGTCGTCAAACCCTGTCACCATTGGCACGCTGATGCACTACGCAGAGCAGGCGGGATGGCAGGAGCCTGTGACCTTCAGCGGGGACGTTCCAGACTTTACTGATTACGCGGTGGACATTGACGCGGCAACGGTTGATCTGCTTCGCCCACCTGGCTTTGTCGGCGATCTTGTCCAGTGGATCAACAGCCGGTCGCTGTTTCCACGCGAAACCCTTGCAGTGGCTGCGGCGCTGATGGTGGTCAGCAACTGCGCTGGGATGCGCTACCGAGATCCGCTGGATAATTCTGCTTTTAACCTGTTTTGTTTTGGCGTGGCAGATTCAAGCACCGGCAAGGAGGCCATTCTGCAAGCGCACAATGAGCTGCTAAAGGCTGCTGGCATAAGCGCGGCACTGGTGGGCGGTATTAAGTCAGAGCAGGAGATTTATCGTAATTTGATACGCCATCAAGCGGCTTACTACTCCATTGATGAGCTTGGGGAGCATTTCGCAAAGATCAGCAGCGCACAAAAACGCGGCGGCGCAGTGTATCTTGAGGGCGTCATCGGCACACTGATGAACATTTACAGCAAGGCGAACAGCTTTGTGGCGATCACTGGCGATCTCAAAGAGGAGGTCAGGCAGTCTTTGGTTGCCGAGCGCACGCGGCTACAAAAAGCGGTGGACGCCAACGAGGACAAAAACGGCAGGCTAGAGGCTAGGCTTGCGCGGGTTGGCCAGTCGCTGTCCACCATTGACATGGGCATAGAACACCCGTTTTTGTCGATCTTTGGACTGACCACGCCTGAGAAGTTTAACAACCTGATGGACTTTGAGCTTGTGGCGAACGGCTTTATGGGACGCGCACTGATATTCCAAGAGCTTGAAAAGAACCCTCGCATCAAGCCACGCGACAAGCGCAGCAGGCAGGAAGTGCCGGACAGGATCAAGTACACGTTGCAGAACCTGTACGCGCCCGGCTACTTCGACGCCGCCTCCGAGCGCGTTGAGCGCATTGGCGACAAAAGCGATATACAGACAACAGCAGAGGCGGTAAACGCGCTGGATGACGTCTCGGAGCGTTTCTGGGAGATTGCCGCGCAGCACGCTGAGTCAACAGGGATGCAGGCCATCCCACGCAGGGGTTATGAGCTTGTCGCAAAGGTGTCTGCGGTGCTGGCTATCCCTTCGGGGCTACGCACGCTGGAGCATGTGCAGTGGGCATACAAACTGGTACGCCGAGACATTGAAGGCAAGATGAAGCTGGCATACAGCAACAGCGCACCAGACAAGGGTGACGCTTTGTTTGCGCGCATATTGTCGCTGGTGACTACCGAGCATGGGGAAACGGTCGGATCACTGTGCAACCAGTGCAGGGCATACAAAAAAGAGCAGGTGCGCGAGGCGGTGGACAGGCTGGTTAAAAGCGGCCATCTAATTGAGGCAGAACACAAGCCGCAGCGCGGGCCGGTTACTAAGAAAATAATGTTAGCAAAATGATTTTAATGCAGTTATCATAATGAAAACAGCAAGTTAGAAAGAAACCTTAGTAAACTATAGTAAAACTATAGTAGCGTTTTACTAAGGTTTTATCTCCGCAAGTTATTGTCTTTTATACGAATTCCGAAACTCTAGTAACTATAGTGACTCTCCTAGAGACACTATATAAATTCGTTTATTGTTTTTAGGGTGTCTCTATATATATAACTATAATACTATAGTTTTAAAATAATTAATAAAAAGAAAGACTTAGAAGAAAATAACTCTAGTAAAATTTTACTATAGTTTTACTAGAGTTTATTTTTTTGAATGCGCCAGCCATAAGCCAGCGCAGGGGGGTTACAGCAACACCAACATAAACATCCCAGCACACAAGATGCAGGTCAGCACACCACAAAGGGCATCAATCTTCTGGGCGCGGGTCATTTCTTAACCTCCAGCGTTTTGTTAACCGCCTCTTGCAAGACGGTTGTGATATACTGCGTGCGTGACATCTCGCACTTATGTGCAGCCTTTGTCAGTTGACGCAAGAGGCCGTCAGGCAGCCTTAGTGATGTTGGGGTGGTCGCTTTATCTTTGTTCATACTTTATCCTTAGTTTGTGGCCATCCTTGGCCTTTGGTTGGCTATTGTGAAAAAAGATTGTCACGGTACGGGTTATACCCTTCGCCGCCCTCGTTATTTACGAGGTAGTATCGCCGCTCTGCGGCTCTGATTTGCTCGGGGCTCATGTGAGCATACCGGGGATTGACAACAAAAACGTTGGCTTCTTCTTTTTTTGTCGCCACTGGTTGCTGGCAATCAGCTTCAGCTAATTTTTTTGCCTCAGCAAACAACTGCAATATCAGGTCGTAAGTGCTTTTGGAAATTGGTTGCACAATCTCCTTGCTGCCGCGCATACCGCGCACTACAGCTACCGCTGTAGCTGGCATGTTTGGCCAGCTTGTCGATACAGCGTTAAGGCCGCCGCGAGCGTACACAGCTACGCTGCCGTCTTTGCCGGACAGGGTCAATTCACCAAAAGAAATTAATTCTTTGCCGCACACATCTCCGTCAAGAGATGTGTTTACCATTGACGCAGACCACTTAACTTCAATTTTTGATCCTGAATCTGAAACCTTGCTTACCGTTGCGTCCATTTTTAACCCTCTGTTAGCGGCCGGTCATTAGTGCCTGCCGATGTAGTAACTGTACTACAGGGGTTTATATGGTGCAACAAATAACGCACAGTCGTTTCTATCAATAAAGAGCAGATCAATAGATTATTTGTATCGCCACACTAATCGGGTTGAGATACACTTAATCGTTGATTGTAGTAGTGTTGACCCTCAGCGCGTCCTTGCGCGCCTTGTGCCTCCGAAGTTTGGGGGCATTTTTTTTGCGCAACGCTCGGGGCGTGATACAATGAGGCTGTAACTACAAGATTGGGAGCGCAGAGGTGCCGATGTGCAAAGGCAAGAAAAAGAAGGGCGGGAAGTGAAATGCTAGCCGTGGCCGGAGGAATAATCCTGGCGTGGTTTGTGATAGCATTTTTGCCTGAGCTGCTTAGGCTGGCGTGGTGGCTGATAAAAGCTACTACGCTTTTGCTCGTTGTGGTTATACCGATCACTATTGTTATGGGGTGGTGAATGTTTGAACAGGTAGAATATCTATTTGTGGGGTGGGCAGTTGCCAGCATCATGGCGCTTTCTCATGGGTTTTTACGGGCCGCATACGATGACTGGAAAAGAATGAAGCGCACAGCACAACTAAGGCGCTATTCGCCATCGACATGGGGTAAGTGATATGCCTGCCGGAAGGCCAAGCAAGTACAGTGACGAAACATGCCGCAAGGCTCGACTGTACGTTGATGGCGGTTATGCTGAACTCGGTGACGTTGTTCCGCAGATTGCAGGGCTTGCTTGCGTGATTGGAATAAACCGAGACACTGTATACGAGTGGGCTTCGGACCCAGAAAAGAAAGAATTTTCCGACATCGTTGCTGGATGCCTGAGCACACAGGAAAGAAAGCTTGTAAACGGGTCTCTTAAAGGTGAATTAAACCCTACTATTACGAAGCTATTGTTGACCAAGCATGGTTACACTGAGCGCATTCAGCAAGAACTCACCGGAGCCGATGGCGGTGCGATCAAGACAGACAACAAATGGACGATTGAAGTTGTCAAATAAAGCGCGGTCTTAACTATGCCTAAGATGCGACTCCCCGAAAGACTCCTACCCCTCATCGAAAGACCCAAGCGATTCAAAATACTTATTGGCGGCAGGGGATCTGGCAAATCCATGTCGGTCGGCGACATCTGTCTGATGGATGCCCAAACCAAAGGAATCAAGACGGCTTGCTTCCGAGAGTTTCAAATATCAATGGACGACTCTGTCCACTCTCTGTTGTCGGGAGAGATTGAGCGTCTTGAGCTAAAGGGCTTTGAGGTCCAGCAGACTGTCATCAAGCACGGTGGCCAGGATGCTTTTAAGTTCAGGGGATTGGCTCGAAACCCCGAAGGCATTAAATCCATGTACGGCTTTGAGAGATTTTGGGTGGAGGAGGCGCAGACCCTCAGCTTTAACAGCCTGAAGGCTTTGACCCCCACGCTACGGGAAGAAGGCTCAGAGATATGGATGACAGCAAACCCGCGATCAGCCGTCGACCCCTTCAGCCAGAGATTTATTAAACCGTTCGAGAAAGAGCTAAGGCGTAACAAGCATTACGAAGATGATCTTCACATGATTATCTGGGTAAACTTTGACGACAACCCCATGTTCCCCGATGTGCTTGAACAAGAGCGGCTGTACGACAAAGCCAATATGTCTCCGGCTCTGTATAACCATATTTGGTTAGGTGAATACTACGACGAAGTAGAAGATACAATCATCCCCGTGGAGTGGTTTGACGCTGCCATAGATGCTCATGAGAAGTTAGGATTTAAACCTGAAGGCGCAATCATTGCAGCGCACGACCCGTCTGATGAGGGTGGAGATTCCAAGGGCTACGCGGTAAGGCGAGGCTCGGTTATCCTTGATGTCTGCGAGATGGTTACGGGCGACACTAACGCCGGTATGGATTGGGCATTGGACAAGGCTCGGTCTGATGGCGCTGATTGGTTTGTGTGGGACTGTGACGGACTAGGCGTATCGCTCAAGCGTCAGGTTGATGCTGCCCTTGAGGGGACGAGGGTTCAATTTGAAATGTTCAAGGGCAGTCAGACACCTGACGACCCTGAATCGCTGTACAACAACGCCAAGAGCAATCGGGATACGTTCATGAACCGGCGCGCTCAGTATTGGTGGAAGCTTCGGGACAGGTTCGAGGCTACCCATCGCGCGGTGACCAAAAAGCAATACATTAACCCAGATGAACTAATCTCCTTGTCGTCAAATATACTAACTATTGACCAATTACGCTCAGAAGTGTGCAGAATCCCACAAAAGCGCAATAACAATGGTAAAATACAGATCATGAGCAAGATTGACATGGCTAAAAAGCCGTATGAATTGCCGTCTCCCAACATGGGCGACTCGTTAATGATGGCGATGTTCAGCCCTAAACTAAGGGCGCAACAGGCCAAAAAGATAAACTTTAAAGGGTGGTCATGATGGACTACGAAATAGACGGCAAAAAAACCAGCAGCAGGCGCGAGAAGCTGAAGAAAGACAAAGCTTACGAGGCTCCTTATTCTGATGTGTCAGAAGTGCTTTCGATGCTTGAGAAAGCCCAGGGCGCCGAACACGACATGCGGGAGATGGCAAGGGAAGCTGTGCTTTTTGTCACTAAACGCGATGGGCAGTGGGAGCCGTTTTGGTGGAATAACAACGCTGACAGGCCGCGATATACGTTTGATGTAACGTCTCCGATCGTCAAGCAGATTACGGGAGAGTTAAGTCAGTCAGATTTCGACATACGTGTTAGCCCGGCGGGTGGTGATGCGACAAAAGAGCTTGCCCTGACTTATGACGGGTTGATTCGCAATATTGAAAACATCTCGCAGGCCAAGACGACTTATAACCAAGCGGCCAAAGCAATGGTTGTCTGTGGTGTTGCGGGGTGGCGAGTAAAACAAGCTTTCGCGGATGACAACTCATTTGATCAGGATTTGATCATAGAGCCTATTAATAACTTTGTCGATCGCGTCTGGTTCGACCCATCGGCAGAAAGGCAAGACAAGTCAGATGCGCGCTGGTGCGTTGTTCTGCACGCGATGAGTCGGGAGGAGTACGACTACCGATGGCCGGATGGCTCCGCTCAGTCCGTCTCTGACGACAGAGAGGGTGAGGCGTACTTTGACAAAGCCGAGGTTGTGGTCATTGGCGAGCTGCTGTATATCGAGACAGAGCAGCGTGAACTTGTGATGATGAGCAACGGGCAGACGCATGAGGTTGATGAGCAATTCCCGATGATTGTTGATGACCTTGCGCGACTTGGAGTCACCGAGGTTCGCAGGCGCAAGCGTCCGGTCAAGACTGTTTGCAGCCGGTTCTTTGATGCATCTGATTGGCTAGGAGATAAGCAAAAGACAGTATTTAATTCAATCCCCATTGTTCCCGTGTATGCCAATTACCAGATTTTTGAAAACAAGACTCTCTACTTTGGCGCAGTGGAAAAGATGTACGACCCGCAGAGGGTATTGAACTATTCTCTGTCAAGGGAGATCGAGGAGGGCGCATTAGCCCCACGTGCTAAGTGGTGGATGACAATGGATCAAGCCGCAGGGCATGAGGATTCATTGGCTACGCTTAACACCAACAATCAGCCCGTGCAATTTTTCAACCCTGATCCCAATATGCCCGGCGCTCCTCAGCAGTCCGGTGGTGCACAGATCAATCCTGGACTCCGAACAATCTCCGAATCCATGCGCCAGATCATCACTGCCACATCGGGAATGTTTGCTGCAAACATGGGCGATAACCCCGCGCTGCAATCAGGCGTAGCAATTGGCAAGCTACAGCAAAAGGGTGACAACGGAACTATCGACTATTTCAGATCAATGGAAATTGCTATCCAGAGGACGGGAATGCTCCTTGTCTCTGCCACACCTCGCGCGTATGAGAATGAACGAGTCGTGCGGATAATGTACGAAGATGGCACGTATGAGATGACGAACATTAATCAGACGGTGATAGATCAAGCGACTGGTCAGATCGTCAAGGTCAATGACCTATCCGTAGGAAAATACGATGTGGTTTGTTCTGCCGGCCCTGCCTTCCAGAATCGGCAGCAAGAGACCTTGGCTATGATGCTTGATGTTGCCGAGAGAGATCCATCAATACTTCAGATTGGCGGTGATGTGTTCCTGAACAACATCAATTCACCGGCTGCTAAACAGTTGGCGGAGAGAAAGCGCGCTCAGATGCTTGCTCAGGGCTTAATCCCTGAAGAACAGATGACCGAGGAGGAGAGGGCTAAACAAGCGGCGAAGGCTGCACAACAAGGTCAGGCTCAAGACCCTGCAATGGTATTGGCGCAGGCTGAAATGCTCAAGGCTCAAGCTGAATTGGCGGTTGCTGATACAGACAAGATCAAGGCTCAGGCTGCACTGGTAATCGCAGAAGCAAGGGCAAGCGGTGTTCAAATTGACGGATATGAGGCAGAGACGGCGCGGATGAATACTCAGATCAAGGCTCAGGAGGCAGGAGCTAAGATCACAAGGGAATCTGTGGAGACGGAAGGGAGGCAGATTGACAACGCTATGAAGATCGGGCAAATGACCACCGGAGGCATGTAGTTATTGCTTTTCGCTAAAAAGTGGTATAATTCGCCACAAGGCTACGTGACCTCATTCACGGCTTATTACCTTCAAGGGGCGCAACATGACAGACACGCTGCAAACAGATAGTGGTTTGACGATTGATTATGGTGACGATGAAGTAATTGAAACACCCAATCAAGAGACTGAGCAGGAATCTGTAAACGCCGAATCAGCACCGGCTGAAACCGATAAAGATCGGGCGGTTGAGTTTAGCGAGGAACAGCAGAAGGTATTTAACGAGGTAATTGGCAAAAAGACATTCAAGCTGCGGGAAACCGAAAGGGAGAATGAGCGACTTGCCAAGGAGCTTGCTGAGTTACGCTCCAAAGTCCCAACTAATACACGACCTGAAGTGCCGCCAATTCCTGACCCGTACACGCTGACCGGAGAACAATACCGGCAAGCGCAAGAGTTAAGGGACAAGGCACTAAGTGATGCGATTGCCTTCGACGCACGGCAAGCGCAGTACAGCGAACAAGCGCGTCAGATTAGAGCGCAGCAAGAACAGCAGCAGCAGCGCGAAACGGAAGAACAGGTAAAGAGCTACACGCAGCAAGCGACGAAGTTGGGCGTAAAGCCTGAAGAGTTACAACACGCGGCAAGTATAGTGCAGACGTTTGGCCTTGATGGTTATCACCCGCTGGCATCTTTGATACTAGCAGACGAGACAGGGCCGCTAATCACAAAGTACTTAGCAAGCAATGTGCTGGAACTCGAAAAGGTTATGTCAATGCCTCTGCCTAATGCTGCTGTATACCTTGCCACTGCCGTTAAGCAAAAAGCAGCCGCCCTTAAACCGAAGGTAAACACGGCTCCCGATCCGATTGATACACCTACTGCAACCGGCTCCGGTCAAAGACGCAGAGGCCCGGAGGGAGCCACATATGAATGAGGAATTGAATCATGAGCAACAATTTATCGAGTAACTATGCGCGCAAGCTCATCCCTGTTTTTCTGGAAAGGATGGAAGCGAAGCGCGAACTGTCAAAAGCTGTAAATACCCAACTGTTTCAGGGCAAGATTAACCCATCAAGCGGCTCTGAAATTGACGTGAAGCGGCCTCACCAATACCGCGCAGTGGAGACCCCTGATGGTAATATGACTGCCGCGACAAAGAACGCCATTATCGCCGGCAAGGCAACTGCAACTGTGCAGAACTACATCACAGTCGAAATCGACCTTACCAACAAGCAGGAAGCTCTTGAGCTTAACCAGCTTGAGGAGATTGTTGATCCTGCGGTTGATGAAACCATAACCCGCCTCGAAACAAACTTTGCATCATTTATGGTGCGTAACAGTGGGCTGGCTTATGGTTCACCGGGTACTGTGGTGGACTCGTGGTCTGATGTGGCAGGCGCTGGCGCTTTGGCGCATTCTGTTGGCTGGCCTGGCAGTGATTGGTACTACGCCATGAACCCTTTCACCCAAGTCAATCTGGCTAACGCGCAGAACGGTCTTGGCGCTGTAGATAGCCTAGTGAAAACCTCATGGGAGCGGGCGCAGATCAACCGCAACTTTGCAGGCATGAAGCCAATCGCCTGCACTACGCTGGCGTCTTACACTTCCGGCACTGCGTCTGACCGAGTTGGCGCACTTGCTGCTAACCCTAATGTGACTTATGTTGGCGCAAAAGACACTATGACTCAGACGCTGAGTTGCAGTGGCTTCAGTGCTAACGGCACGTTTAGAGCTGGCGAAGTTATTCAGATCACTGGCCGATTCCGTTGCAATATAGCGACTCGCCAACCGATCTTTGATGCTGCCGGCGCACAAGTTCTGTGGCGTGCGGTGATCACTGCTGACGCGACTGCTGACGGCGCAGGCGCTGTGACGCTGACTGTTACTGGCCCTGCAATTTTCGAGGCTAACGGTCAGTACAACACAACCACGGCTGCGATTGTGTCTGGCGACATAGTGACCGTATTGGGATCAGCGTCTACCGCGTATCAGCCCAACATGTTCTTCCACCGTGATGCGTTCACCATTGCGACCGTGAAGCTTCCGAAGCTGTTTTCAACAGACACTATTGGAACAACTCGTGACGGTATCTCTGTTCGCATGAGCCAGTATTCTGATGGCCGCGCAAACACGAACTCAATGCGTGTTGACTTGTTGCCTGCGTTTGGCGCTATGAACCCATTCCTCGCCGGACATGGATATGGCGTGTAAGTAAGAACGACAGGGGCTGCTCCGGTGGCCCCTTTCTCCTTTCCGCTTTGGAGCAATCAATGGTCACTTTAATCAAACCATCTGGCGTTAAAGTCTACGTTAATTCAGAATCACTTGAGTATGCTTTATCCCTTGGGTGGATTACCGAAGAAGTGCACGAACAGCAGAGTCAAGTGGTTTCTGACGAACCCGTTGGTGAACCTGCTGGCTCGAATGATGACGAGCCGGCTGATAGCGATGATGACTTCAGCGATGTTGTTGACGCCTGCGTGGCTTCTGAGCCAAGCGAACCAAGTATTGGGCCAAGCGAGCCAAAGAAACGCGGCAGACCATTTAAGAGCGCATAAACATGGCAACAGTTGAGCAGGTAGCAAACGCGGCGCTAAAGCGGATAATTGTTCAAGGCTCAGAGTCTAGCCTAGAGGCTGACGAATACGCCGACTTTATCTTTGCCCTAAATAACTACATGCATCAACTCGCTGCCGAAGGAATTAACCTTGGTTTCACTGAGGTTTCCACCATTCAAGACACCGTGACCATCCCAACGGGTGCGCTGCGTGGGCTTATTGCTAACATGGCAATCGAAGTGTCTCCGGACTATGGCGGCGTGGTCAGTGAGGCACTTGTCCTTGCGGCAAGACAAGGCAAGCAGACTATGCGTCTAATCGGTCAGCGTATCGGTAAAACTCGTTACCCGTCTACCCTTCCAAGAGGTACAGGCAATTACGATACCTTCAGCATGGGTGATAATTACTATCCCGACCTTGAACGAACGATTTTGACAGAAACAACGGGCGCTATCGGCTTGGAGGATGAAACACATGGTTGACTATGCTGATGGCGTGAAAACCAGCCAGTTTGTTAAGACAACAACACTGAGCGACTCCGACCTGTTAAGCCTTGTTCGTTCAAGCGCAAACCTTGCGATTACTGTTTCTGACTTTAAAGCGCAGCTTGGCGTTGGACTTAATTCAGCGCGTGGCATGGCGTACATGCAGGAAAACTCTACGGCGACTGTGATTGTTACGCAGGACGTTCCCGTATTGGTCGGCGGCACTTGGCTGTCGGGCGCTGCCGATAACTTCTCTGTCTCTGCTGCGGGTCGATTAACTTACACAGGGCTATCGGCTCAGGTGTTCGATGTTGACGCCGTAGCGTCCATTAGCGCGGCGTCAGGCAGTCCCGATTGCTCGCTGTGTATCGCGAAGAATGGCACCGTTATTGCCGCAACAAGGATAAGTGACAGGTTGCAGAATACCCACCCCGTACACTTATCGACTCTGTGGAATCTGTCACTGTCTCCAAATGACTACATTGAGTTATTTATTGAGAACAACAGTAACACCGTAGATTTCACGGTAACACGCGCAGTGCTGAGGGTTAGCTAATGCAGCTTCCGTTCACTAATGGGTTCTACGTCAGTGAATCTTTGCCCGTGTCGCACCAAGAGTGCACGAATGTTTACGTGGGTATCAATCCTTCTGGTGGAATCAATCCTGAGTATCTAGTTGGTACTCCTGGCATCCGGCTTGCTGCTGAAGCGGGAGCTATCAACCGTGGCTTACACGTGATGAAGGGTATACCCTACGTTGTCACCGATACCACCCTATACAAGGTGGTTGAGACGTTTATCAACGGCGACCCTGTGTATTCTTTGTCTAGCATAGGAAATATTGCGGGATCTGGTCGGGTGTCAATGGCCGACAACGGCGTTCAGCTTTTAATCCTTTCCCCTGGCGGCAAAGGCTACATCTACAACCGGAACACAAATACTCTCGTTGAGATAACAGACCCTGACTTCCGCGCTAGTGGTAATCCGACTTATGTTGCTTATGTGGATGGGTTCTTTGTTCTGACCACGGATGAAAATAAATTCATCGTATCTGACTTGAATGACGGCACAAGCTACAACGCATTGGACTTTGGAACGGCCGAATCAAACCCTGATGATGCTGTTGCTCCGGTTGTTTATCGGAATCAGCTATTCATTACGGGCGGATTAACGCTGGAAGGCCTCCAGAATATCGGAGGCGCTGACTTCCCATTTCAGAGAACTGGCGTATTCATACAGAAGGGCGTTCTATCCCCTTTCAGTCTGATCAACACAGATTCGGGCTTTATGTTTGTTGGTGCTGGCTTAAACGAGGCTCCGAGCGTGTGGGCGTGTGACGGATCGAGCGTTTCCAAAATATCAACGCCGGCCATTGATCTGCTGCTAAGGTCGATTACCCAATCACAAGTCAGGCAAATTAATTCATGGACCTATGCGGATAAAGGCAGTTTCTTTGTCGGCTTTGCGCTACCTGACAGCACGATTGTATTTGATCAGCTTACGAAAAAATGGCATGAGCGCAAATCAGGGCAAGGCGCGTACCGAGTTAACGGGATCGTGACTGCGTTCAATAAGCTGTTCTGCACCGACCGAACCACGGGGAAGTTGGGGATATTGGACTCAAGTGTATTCACTGAGTACGGCGAGACGATCATTAGACGATTCTCTACGATGCCGTTTATCAACGATATGAAGTCGATGTTCTACCCATCTATAGAATTAACCGTTGAATCGGGTACGGGTTCTGATACTGATCCACAAATTGTCATGGAGGTAAGCCGAGACGGCAAAACGTGGGAGGCTGCAAGACCAAGGGGAATTGGCAAGGCGGGTCAGTATGAGCGCAGAGCTATTTGGAGGCGCAGCGGCAGGATGCCAAGAATCGCGGTAATGCGGTTTACATTCTCTGACCCATTTAAGTTTGTGGTGATGGCGTTGACGGCTCAAGTAATACCGGGTGAAAAGTAATGTATAACCATTCGCTACCCATCGTAACAGATAACAAGGCTTCTGATGCTTTTAGGCTGTGGATGGCTCGCACTGACCTGGGAACTCCGACTACCGGCGCGGGAAGCCCTGAAGGCGTAGTGAAGGCTCGGCAGTTTAGCCTGTATATAGACACGACAGGAGCGCAAGGGAGTCGCATTTACATAAAAATGCTACCCGACATTGGCGGGAACATTTTGCAAGGGTGGGAATTGGCATGATTAAGCCACTAACTGACCAAGATTTGATTATGTCGGTAGCCGGCCATCCTGTTCTGTGGAATGAAATCAGCGAAGATAATATGGATATTGCAAAGTGGGAGCCTGATTTAACTGAAGGGTGGTTAGGCGCTTATGACGGCGAAACGCTAATTGGCGTGCTTAACCTTCATGCGCTTAACTCGGTCACTTTGAAGATTCACATCATGATGCTTCCACAGTATCGGGGCGAATTAGCCTACAAAGCAGCAAGAGACGCTCTCAAATGGATAGTGGCTAACGTGAGTTTCGACAAGGTTAACTGCGAGATCCCCGACATTTACCCAAACGTGATTCGATTCGCAGAAAAGTGTGGGATGGTCAGAGAGGGCATTAATAGGCGTAGTTTCCGAAAAAGTGGTAAAATACACCATCAAATCAGTTTAGGCATTACTAGATCAGAAATTGAGGCGCTACCATGAGCAACGCAGTCAAATCCATATTCGGCGGTACTGATCGGAGCGCGCAGCGTAAAACTGAGGCGCAGAATCAACTATCCCAAGACTTTATCAGGTCTCAAACAGGTCAGGCGCAGAACTTCCTTGCGGGAGCCTTGCCTGAAATGCAACGCGCAACAGGCCAAGGCTTCCAAGGCGCTGCTGACGTCATAGGGCAATTTGCGCCCCAACAGATACAAGCACAGCAGCAAGGCAATATGGCGGCACAGGCGTATCTTCTGGGCGGTTTGCCGGCGTTCCAGCAAGCTATCTTAGGTCAGGGCGTAAACTTCGGGCAATTCGCGCGTAATACGCCGATGACACAGATTCAATATGACCCATCCATGTTTCAGCGGCAGACCTATCAGCCTAACATGAATCCTTTGGGCGGAATGCCTCAACCAATGACTCAAGGAATGCCGCAAGGCGAGATGAGTCCTCAAGATGTTGCACGCATGATGCTGCGGAGGTAAGGCAATGGAATTTACTGAAGAAGAAATCCGGCAATTCCTGCTGAACAATCCCGATCTAACTGACGTTGAAATAGCCCAGTTGATGGATCAATACGGCGTAACCACTTCGCAGATTGCACGCGCTTCTGGTCAGCCAATGGACGAGGCGACACGGCGCTACTCTGCTGCACGCGCTCAGTACAATCCTTTGACCGGACTTATCGGTGCTGAACAAGCTATTAATCAAGGCTTGTCAAGCGCAAGGCAGGATATAAACCAAGGCACTGCACAGGCAAGACAAGACGTTCAGGCCGGCACTGCGGGTGCTGAAAGGCTGCTGCGTGAAGGGTATCAAGAGGGAGTCTATAATCAGCTAGCCAAGCTCGGCGAAGCTGAAGCGCTGATGCGCTCTGCGTACGGCGCAGGTACTGATGAATTCCGTCGAGCGGAGGGTATGGCAACGGGCGCACTGAGCCGCGCCAATGAGTCGGCTTTGGCGGAATTGGTACGTGGGCGGCAGGACATACAAAGAGGTACGGATCAAGCCGTTGCAACACTCGGTCAGGGTCAGCAATTCTTCCAGCCTTATGTTGACACAGGTCGTCAGGCTTTAGGTGTTCAATCGGCTCTCTCAGGCGTTCGAGGTCAAGACGCATTCGATCAGGCATACGTTGAGTCACCTTATATCCGATTCCTTCAGGAACAGGGAGACAGGGCGGTTACGCGTAACGCGGCTGCACTCGGCGGGCGAGGCGGCGGCAACGTCATGCGAGAACTCACCCGCTTTGGTCAAGGGCTGGCAGGACAAGGTATTCAGCAGCAGATTGGCAACCTTCAGAACCTATCCGCTATGGGTATGCAAGGCTCCGATGCTTCGGCGCGCATGGCTGCGGCTCAGGCTCAGGCTCAACAGGCGGCGGGCAGTCAATTAGCCAATCAGTCAAACATTGCTGCACAGCAGCAGGCTAACACGGGCGCGAGTCTTGCGAATGTCTTTGGTCAGACCGGCGCTAACATCGGCACGTTAAATCAGTCGTTGGGACGCGAAGGCGCTCAGATGTACGCCAATGCCGGCACTAACTTGCTCGGCTTTGCGGGGGATATGAGCAGGGCAGCAGCCGGCAATACGTATGGTGCCGGGCTGAATCTTGGCAACGCGGCACAGGGTCAAGGTAATCTGCTCGGCAGTTACAGCATTCAAGGCGGCAACTTGCTGGCAGGCGCCAGGACTGACGCCGGTAACTCTCTGGCAAACGCTCTGGCTGGATTTAGTACAAACATGGGCAACCTTGCACAGAATCAGGGTCAGGGTATTAGCAATGTTTACGGTGCTTCCGGCGATCAGTTGGCCACAATACTTCAACAAGCTGGATTGTCTCAAGCTGACATTGCCAGAATCATGGCTCAGTCTCAGGCATCTACGGCGCAGACGGGTTCGGGTCAGTTTGCAGGATTGCCGGGTGTTCCTGGCATTCAAGAGCAAGGCGGATTTATGGGCAGGAATTCTCAGGCGGTCGGCACAATGTTGGCGGGGCTATAACTATGAATCCATTGGGTGGAATGTTTCAAGCGCCTGAGCAGAAGCGCACTTTTGGACAGAGAGCGATGGGCGCTGTTCGCAACTTCGGCGCAGGGCTTGCTGGTTTCGGCCCTGAGTTTATTGCCATGCAAAAGCAAGAACGGCAGCAGCTTGACCAGCAACGACAGCGGGCAATGGCGCAAGATGCCATGAAGGTTTACGAATACCTAAACGACAGCAGAATAGATGACGCAATTAGCCTTGTTGACCAGCGTGTAAAGTACATCAACGAGCTAGGCGGCGACCCTACCGACACGCTTGAAATACGTCAAATGCTAACGACTCCGGGCAGGCTTGATGAAGCCCGTCAAGAGCTAGGCTTATTTGTTCAGGCTTCTATGCAGAATGGGTTGTTGCCGGCTCCTCGCGTGCCTGAGCAGTTTACGCTTGGCGCTGACGAGGTTCGTTATGATGATCAGGGCACGGAGATTGCTCGCGGGATTCCTAAGCCAACAGCAGAACAAGGACCTCTAACAGCGGCTGGCAAGTTAAGAGCTGATCTAGCGGCTGGCAAAATCACTCAGGCTGACTTTGACGCAGAAATGGCAAGAATGAATCAGCCAACAGCAGAACAAAGACCAACTGCGCGCGAGGCTGAAATTCAAGACATTATGGCAACCTTTAACGTCAATCGCGCTGAAGCAATTAGAGCAATGACCGAAAGAACAATAACCGATCCAATATCGGGAAACCTGATGCGCTACAACCCTATTACTCAAACAGGGTCAGTCGTTGAAATGGATATTCCGTCAGACACTGTGCAGCTTGGAACACCTATGCGCGCAGAGTTTGAGGACTTGGCATTCGATCCGGGCAAAGGCACTGGTTTTGCATCATCGTTTCTCGGGCTTTACAACAGCACGCTTGGTCAAATACCTATCTTGCCAATATCTAGCAGCCGATCAGATGCGGCACAGAATCTGCGGATATTGGAGCGCGATGCTATTAACGCATTGGCGACAAGCTCACGACCTGCAGTTGTGGAGCAAGAAAGAATTATTCAGGCATTGCCGCAGGCTATGGACTGGTTTGAAAACCCCAGAGACGCTCAAAGCAAAACACTGTCATTTATTGACCTGATGACCCAGCAATATGTTGACGACCGGCGCTATGCATCTAACGCAAGGAACCCGCGCGCATTGCGCGAGGAATCAAGCCGAAGGGCGGGGGAGGTTGAGCGCATTATCGGCAGAGTATTGACGCCGGACGCCGCAGGGCAAATGTTTGCATCAATCAACAAGATTGAGCGATCAATCGAATCTGTGATGCAGGTTCCTGACTCTGAGTTATTTACAATAGACCCAATGACGCTAGATGACGCGGCTCTAGATGCTTATGTCGAGAGGTTGAAAAATGCCGGACGCTAACACGCAAAGACAGCTTGCACTTGCATTAGCAGAGCAAGAGCGCAGGCGTCGGATGGGGTCTGCTCAGGTTCAGCCAGAACAAGCTGCGCGACAGCCTCGGCAAAACATGGCGCAAAGGTTTGTGCAAGGCGCTGGGTCTGCAGCTCAGGAAATTAACGCGGGCATGCTTGGGCTGATTCCAGGCGCCGTCCCAGCACTACAAAGCGCGGGGCTTATGCGATCTGATGAGGAAGCAAAACAGGGGCCATTAGGCGCGGCTGCGCGCTATGCAGGATCGGCCATTCCATTTGCTGCAGGTATTCCGCTGGCTGGCACTGCGCCCGGTCAGATACCGCGATCAACTGGTATTTTTAGGAGCATGGTGGATGATATTGCCAACTTCGCAAGAAATCGGCCTAAGACATACTTCGGGACAGAGCTTAGTGCGGCTGGAGCAGCAGGCGCGGCGGGACAGGTGGCGAAAGACTCTGAAGCGGGCGTTGCTGGTCAGTTGGTTGCTGAGGTTGCTGGTGGCCTTGTAGGCGGCGGGCTTGTTGCTGGCATACCGGCTGGCATACGTGCAACACGCGAAGGATTAGCTGCTAACCTTGCGCCTATGACAACCGAGGGAGGTATGATACGCGCATCGCGTCAGATGCAAGAAAGGGCGGGCGGTCAGGATCGTGCGCAGAAATTTGCAACCATGCTAGACACCATTCCAGAGGGAGTTACTCCGGCTCAGTGGATTGGCGATTCCAGATTAATGGCGCAGGAAGCAAGGCTTCTGATGGACAACCCTGATCTTGAGCCGGTGGTCAGGCAGGAATTGCAGGACGCACGATTGCTTGCTCAAAATGAATTGCTTGACTCGTTCGGCAGGCCGAGAAGCCGACAAGATTGGGAGTTTTCTGTATTGCAGCGCGTGACGCCACAGGGAGCCAAAATAGACAAAGGCCAGTCAGATGAAATGCTAGACAGTGCTTACCGATCATTTGAGCCATTGTATGATCAGGCAAGAGGTATTCCCGTAGAGATTGACGGCTTAAAAAATGCAGTTGTCGGCGCTTCAAAAGATGATTTTATCATGGCGTCTGATGGTGAGCGTGACGCGGTAGCCCGATGGCTGTCTAACCAAATGACCGCTATAGAAGGCAGAGATGTGCCGCTGACAAGTGACGACCTGCTAAACCTTAGAAGCCGGATTAGAAGCGAAAGACGAAAGCAAATGCGATCGCAAAACATGGAGCGCGCAGACTTGCTGAACTCGGCAGAGGCGGTTTTAACTCAGCGTATTGAAGATTCATTGCCAGACGATGTGCGCGATGTTGTTAGGGCGGCAGATTCGCAGTATCGCAAATACAAAGTGGTTGAAAGCGCGATATTTAGCGCAGGCGATCGCAACCTTACGCCGGATCAGCTTTCTGAAGCTATTCGCATGGGCGGCTTAACAACGCAGTCACAGTACGCAAGGGGGCAAGACCCTGCAGTGCAGGAGTTAAGAGAGATTGCGCTATCAGGCAGAAGCACGGAAGAGGTGATTGGAGACCCGCGAAGGGCGTCGATGTTTGTCAGAGGCATGGATGACCAAGGCAAAAAAGCGGTGCAGGCTGATTTTATCAATACACTGTTCACCAGAGCTGCAGGACAGTCTGCCAGCACAACGGATGCGGGCGTAGCGTTTGTGTCGGGTAGACAGTTGACCCGAGACATACAAGAGAACCGCCAGGTTATGAAGGCGCTCGGCATGAGCGATGACGAGATAGGTCGCACATTTAGAATGGCGCGGGAAATATCTGTATTGGAGCAAAAGCCTCCCGCTGCAGTGGATCAGTTGTTTGAAGATGGGCCGGCAAGCATTATGCAGTTAGCGGCGGCGTTAGTCGGCGCAAAGCAAGGTCAGGCGATTGCAGGCAATGGCATGGGGTCGAGTCTTGTGATGGCTCAGTATATGTCAAACAGGGCGCGCAGAATTTTGGCCGGGCTTACATCAAACGAGGCAGAAAGATTAATGAAAGAGGCGGCAACCGATCCTGTATTATATAGGGCAATGCTTACCAAGAATTTAAGCGGCGGCAACGCAAGGCAAGATGCGGCATATCTTGAATCATGGTTTTTGGCGTCAGCGATGGATAAGGCGGGAGATAACCAATAATGGCAAGATTAACGCAATCAAGAGCAAAAGAGCTTTTTGATTACAATCCAGAAACCGGCGATATTACGTGGAAAGCCTCTAACTCAAACGTAGTTAAAATTGGTCAAAAAGCGGGAAGTTTAGACAGGCTTGGTAACAGAATAGTGATTATGGCTGACAAGACCATATACCGCGCCCACCAAATTGCATTCCTTATAATGCAAGGGTATATACCGGAAGAAGTTGATCATATAAACGGGGATTCATCTGATAATGCGTGGGATAATTTGCGCGGAGTTTCCCATTCCGAAAACATGCAGAATAGAAAGCTTTGCTCAAATAATACTACCGGAATAATGGGCGTTGCTTGGAATAAAAATAACAATAACTGGAGGGTAAGAATAAAGCACGCTAACATCTTTCATGAAGTGGGAAGCTTTATCAATTTCCTTGACGCATGCTGTGCAAGGAAGTCTGCCGAAAATAGATATGGGTTCCACGCGAACCACGGGAGGGTACAATCATAGCTCGCTTCGGAACACTAGGCACACAGTATTTCACCGATGACAACGTAGTCTTGGGCGGTGGCTCGGTTACTTTCTATGAACCCGGCACTACTACGCTGAAGGATACCTATTCAGACTCAGCCATGACCATTAAGAACACTAACCCTGTGTTACTTGATGCAGCGGGCAGGCTTCCCAATGTGTTCTTTTCAGGGGTGGCGAAGGCTGTATTGAAGGATTCAGAAGGCGAGATAATTGAGACAAGAGATCCTGTTGGGGACTTCTCAGCGGGCGATGAATCATTTTCCACCTGGTCGACTGATGTGTCTTATCCGGTCAATGCCGTTGTTGCTGGTTCTGATGGCTACTTTTACGTATCCCGTGATAATAGCAACATTGCAAACGACCCGCTTTTATCTCCGGAAAAGTGGAGACTGTTTGTTAAACAGATAGGCTTTGATGGCACTAATAACGGCAATGTATACACTGTTGATACTTCAGACCCGCAAGGTATTGGCAATGTAACGCAGTCGTCAATCAAGGTCATGGTTCCTATTGCAACCGTTACGGCTTCAAACTCTGCAACGGTAGACTTTACCGGGTTGAGCGCAGACTTTAGCGAGTATCGTGTTCATGGATTAAACGTAGTCCCGGCGTCAACCAGTCAGCAGTTATTGATGAGGACTTCAACAAACGGCGGCGCGACTTATGATTCGGGAGGAACGGATTATTCATTCCTCACCATTGACGCGCCGTCTACAGGCAGCAGCCTCCGTGTGCTGACAAGCGTCAGGAATGATGTGTCAGAAGATCCGGGCGGCTCGTTTGAAATGATGTTAATAAATCCATCTAGCGCCGTAAAACAAAAAACCTTTTTATGGACATGGATGCAGATTAACAGCGTCGGAAACATTAATAGCGGCGTATCTTCAGGGATGAGGGTTGGATCAATATTGCCGGTAAATGCCGTTAGATTCTTCATAAATACGGGCAACATTCAGTCAGGCATATTCACGTTATACGGGGTGCGTAGAACATGATAAAATTAGTCAACGGCGTTCCGGCACAAATGGGGCAGCAGGAGCAAGATGCGTGGCTGGCCTCTCTGCCGGCTTCTGACCCTGTTCCGACTCGGGTCAGCGCATTACAAGGGCTGTTAGCGATTAACGCGGCAGGGCTGTCAGAGGCTTATTCTGAGTGGGCGTCGAGTGAGTCACGCACGTTTTCAGAAAGAGCGTTTATCGACAAGGCTACACACTGGAATCGTGCCGACCCTGTTCTGTTATCCGGTGCTGAGGCATTGGGCTTGACTTCGAGTCAGGTTGACCAACTGTTTATTTCTGCTGCGACCTTTTGAGGGATACATCATGGCTTTTATGTATATAACGGAATTTTCAAGTGAGGGCGTCGATACAAAGGGGCGGAGTATTCCGGTAGCTAAACAGCTGCCGATTGCTGAGCAGCGTGTTGACGTAAGCGGTGTCAGCGCGCAATCGGCGACCCTAAACACTCGCACGGCTTTTGTGCGAATCAACGTCGACGCGCCAACGGGGATACTGTTCGGGGTGAACCCAACAGCACTGGCAACCAGTATGCGTATGCCGACAGACGCAACCGAGTACTTTTCTGTGCAAACTAACTCTGGGCTGAAAATAGCCGGCATCACGGTGGTGTAATTATGTTCGGCATGGGCATGATGCGGATGGGTGTCATCGTTGGCGGTGGCGGTGGCGGGACTAGCTCCTTTCAGCTATATTGGGGAACCGCTGCCATTATGTGGAACACTGACGAGGTATCGTGGATATGAGCACTAAAGATATTAGACAGCCGGTAACGACGCCGACCCACCTACTCGTCACCGACGGAACCTCTCAGGATAGCAATCTGGGCTACGTACCGATTGCAGAGCTGAACTCTCGGCTGAGTCCACCGGCACAAGCCATCGCCGTGCAGATGGCGGCATCAACTACTGTGGGCGGGATACAGCAGCTTGATAACGCCAATCTGGATTTCGGCGCATCTAGCTTTACAGTTGCACAGACGGATACTGTGTACAGCGGCTCGTTCCACGCATTTTTTGTAAAACGAGTCGATGCTAATAATAGGGTTTATTGGTTTGTCGATACGAATGGGGTGATGAATTTTGCGGCTTTTGTGTCCGGCGCGACTGTTATAAGTTTTACTACGGCATCAATCGCCGCGTACTACGGTCAATCCGCCAGATACGCTGTTTCAATTATTAGAGAGACTGCGACAGTTGCAGGGTCGTATGCGGTATATATAAATGGCGTTCTTTTTGCCTCTGGCAGCATCACTGCGGCTGCGACAGTTAGCCTGAGCAACGCAGGCGTTCGGTACATAAACGCAGGCAATGTCGGTGGAACCGCAGCCTCAACGAGGGCTGCGTCTAGCTTTATTAGTCAGTTTCAATATAACCGCGCTTTGTCAGCAGCAGAAGTCCTGGACCTTAGCATCAACGGCGTTGCGCTGACTGATCGGGGGGCGAGTCAGACTGAGCTGTCATCAGGCGCATGGCTTAATACCTTCACAACATCTTTTGATACTTTCGCAAGTGCAGGGGCGTCCGCTTTTACGGCATCTGACGCGACAACAAAAACGGGCATTAGAGTATATGTTGCCGCACCAGTTAAAACTGGGAAAAATTATAGAATTGAATTTACGCCAACTTTTACTAACGCGACATTAGCGTCCATAACGGCGTCAACTGGCACTGGTAGCGCACTAGGCTTCACGCCTGCACTCACAGCACCGGCAATTGTGTCTGGTCAAAAATATATAGTAGAGTTTGCTGGGCCGAGTGCTGATCGCGCAAATATATTATTTAACATAAACACAGGTGCAGGCGGCGGGTCTTTCGCAATCACGGATTTTAGCGTGAAACAAATCGGCCTAACCTCCGAACTCCTAGCCTCAAACGCCCAAAGCAACACCGGCCAAATATTTGACACAAGCGGCAACAAGAATCACGCGTTGCTGCCTGCATCCGGCGCAACAGTCGTTGGTCGCCCTGTATCACAAACCCGTGAGGTCAGATGGACTAACACGTGGTCTGGCACGAACGAACTGCAATACATTGGCGGCGTCAATCAAGCGATTCTGCCGGCTAATGCCTATATTGAGTCAATCATTGCGACAGTGACAGGAGCCGATCAGCAAGATGTTAATGTCGGCAACGGCGCAGACGCTGATCGGTACGCTGTAATCGTGCCTGGATTTGATGTGAGCCTGTTAAGCCGAACAACAGACGGTACAAATTTGCGATTAACAGCCACCCCTGCACTTCCGGCGACGATGACCGTCGCATGGGTAATCCGCTACTCAATTCTGGAGGCGTAAAATGCCCGCTTTTGCACTTACCGTATCGACCGGCACAGCTTTGGTCCACAGCATTGATTTTGTACAAGACGTAATGACTGCAACGCTGCCGATCATCGGCAAGGTTGCGCTGCCGTTTTTGTGGACTGTTGATACAAAAACAGCCGACGTTGTTGCCGGGATTAACGCGTACATTGCCGACCCGAGTATCACCGTGACGCCAAACGGCCACGGGTTGATATTTAGTACCGGCGCTACAAAACACCCGCAAGCCGAGATTACTGGCCACGATATGGATAACAACATGTTGCAGTTCCGCTGGGTAGGTGGTCCATATACTGGCGATTGTGCCGTACCGTTCGTTTTCACAACGTCGACCGCGCCCGCTGATTTTGAGGCGGCTATTACCGCAATTCTGGAGGGTTAATAATGACTACTACTGCTGCATTACCCGTTACGTCTGACGCCCTTACGGTCAGCAACACACTAGAAGTAATTAACAAAACGCTGGATGCGAGGCAAAACACATTTCTCAACTTGCCTGGTTCTGGCGCAGACTCCCCGCGCGGATCGGTGGTTCTGACCGCCACCAGTCCAGCGGTCATAAGTGTGGTCACAGAAGCCTTCGGGCAGTTTGTAAAGATGGCTGATGCGCTCACTTTGCAAACAGGTATTCAGATTGTCGCTGTCTACAATGACGGGCCGTTTCCGCTGCGCTTGCTAGACTACGATGAAACTCTGCTTGGGTTTGTCCAGCCAGGCGATTACGCTTTGTGCAGCCTGGTAGATAACACAAGCGCTGCTGGTGTGTGGAGATGTCTCGGGTCAACCCGTGTTGGTTACGCTGCCGCGCTGCAAACCACAGCGTTTACATCTTTAGCAACAAATCAAACGACTTGTGAGATTGATCTCGATGGCGACATCGGGATCGTTTACGGCGTCAATACCTCGACGCATCCGGTAGCAGTCGCGTACCGCAAAAGCACGGGGGAATTTGGCGATCCTCTCGTTCTGCGCACGGCAAACTGCACTTTCAGGTCTGTGATAAGGCACACAGATACTCAGTTTCTTGCCGTCACGCTCACTACCGCAGGCGCTATGCAGGCGTGTACTTTTGCTGTCAACCCGACAACGCTTGCATTAACACCCGGCACGGCTGCCAACGTTAATCTAGCTGACACGTATGTCAGTAGCGCGATTGGGGATGCGCTGCAAGCAATTCCCAGCCTGCCCAATTCATTCGTGATGGGCTACAGCCGTACCGGTAGTGTCAGGGCGCTGCGAGCCATATCAATCAGCGGAACTACGTCAACCATCGGCGCAGAGACGACATTGACGGGCGATGCCGCGAACCCGATTTTTGTAACAACGGCCAACCGAGTGATCGCAGTGTCCGCAGGTGGTGGTCAACTGCATGTGCAGCCGTACACCGTCTCTGGATCAACTCTAACCCTCGGTACGGGCGTGTCTGTGACCGCTGTGGTCACAAGCCTAGATCGTCTCGTAACGATGGGAACACGTTGGTGTGCTATATACACAACAACAGGGATCACGTTAGCGAGCCTTATAACCCTGACTGGCACAACTATAACCCTCAGCACCGTGACGCTTTTCTCAAGCAGTACTTTCGCTACGTGCGCAGTGGTAAACGGATTTCGGCTTTTTGCGATGAGCAACGCTACGTCAGGAACACCAATTAACATTTTGACGGACGACAACGGAACCGCAGTGTTAGGCACTCCAATCGCATCCATGCAGCCCGCATCAGGCTCGGCGCGCAACGTCATCAGAGTTTACGATGACACAGCAGAAGTGCTGGTGCAGGAGATGCAGGGGGGAACGAATGCATTTTTCCACACGTATACGTGCACCAGCACAAGCCCGGTTGCATCAAGAGTGATCTCCACGCTACCCGGCTCAACTACTGCAACCGTAGGGGCGCAGGCAGCAAATCTTGACAGCGGGCTAAACTTGCTGACTGGCACTGTGCAGACAAATTTGCTGTCTGCAGACAGGCAGACAGATATTGCATTCTACGGCCTTGGGGTGGCTAATTTTGAGCCACGGACAACAACGGTCGCCACCGGCTTTGTTCGTGGCGCAAACAACCGAACACGCTGGGCGACACCCACAAGTGCTAATATGATCCTCAAGCTTGAAATAGTGTAACTGTGATAAACTCGTAAGCACCATTAACAACCATAGGAGAACGCATTATGTCCAGCAGCCGTAAGAAAAAGCCTCCAGTCAAGAAATGAGGATTGTTCTGTTTTCAATCCTGTGGGCGGTGCTATTTTTCGCCCCACAGCATGCCGGCGACTGGTACGACCTGAATTTTGGGCTGTATCAGTCGCTTGTGTCGTTATCACTAATCATTTTAGCAAGCAAGCTGATGGATCGCGGTCGGCATCGCCGGGCGATGTTCAGTGTGTTGATTATCCAGATACTGCTCAACGCTTTCGACTCCTTTGCTGGACTGTCTTACGAGACATACAACGGCGCTCAAGCTGCTCTAAACGTCATAGAAGTGATGTTGATTATTGACTATACATTATGGAGGATGTTCTGTGGAAAACGCGATCGGAACAACTCTGGTACTAATAGTCGCGGTGATTTTAGTCCTGAAAGACTACGAGGACGGTAATGTGATCGACGGGCAGGGCGCGTTTATCAAAGCGGTCATCGAGTTTTTTAAACCGTATGGTCAGTACATTATGTACTGGCTTTTTGCTATTTGGGGCGGCACATCAAGCTATCTTATGGAGCTGCACGCAAGCGGTGGCAGGGTTAGCTTTAAGATGTGGGCTGGTCGGATGGTTGTCAGCGGCTTTGCCGGGTTCCTGATGGTCTTGATGTGCGTTTCTCTCGGTCTGCCGATTGGTGTCGTAGGGATTTCTGCCGGCATCGGTGGCTACATGGGCGGCTCTGCTATTTTGATGATTCAGAAAATGATTGTTAAGAGGGTGCAGTCGTGACCGATAAATACGATCA